CGGCGATGGTGACGGATTTAAGCCCGATGATCCGCGATGCGGCGGATACGGCGGGCGTGTTGCGGCGCATGGACCTGATCGTGACCTGCGAATCGTTCCTTGGGCATCTCGCGGGCGCGCTTGATCTGCCGTGCTGGGTGGCCGCGAGTAAGCGCGGGCGGGATTGGCGCATCGGCACACGCGGCGAGCGGCCTTTGTGGTATGACAAGACGCGAATCTGGCGGCAAGGCGACGATCTGGCATGGCCAGGCGTGTTCGCTCGCATGGTGGAGGAACTGAAAAATGCCACGTCCACGCTACAGGGCAAGGAATGGAGAGGGGGTAGCGCCGGAGGATCGTCCGCCAGAGGAGCCGATGATCTTTCACGCTGATACCGTGGATGATGCGATCGCGGAAGTGACCAGTTTCTTGTTGCATGAGGCGGTCATTATCTTTTCTCGGGCGAAGGCGTTAAGCCCGATCGAAAACCTGATGGACAAGGCGCATCTGAGAGGCGTGGCCCACGCGGTGAACCGCCTGGCGTTTCGGATCGACGCGGCCGCGGTGTTGCCGTTAAAGGTTCAACAGGTTGAGGGGTTGGTCGATGCCCGTTCCTGATTTGAAGCCGGTGTTCAGCAGCAATATCGAGGCTGTTGGCTACGACAATGGCACGCTCTACGTGAAATGGAACTCTGGCAAGATCAGCAGCTACGCCGGGGTGCCCCAGGACGTGGCCGAGAAGGCGTCGAACTCGTGGTCGGTTGGGAGTTTCATTCGCCAGGAGATCATCCCGGCATACTCCCATTCGTATGTCCAGGAGGACTGATGCCTGACCCCGATCCCCGCGCCCTTCAGGCCGCCGCGGCGCTGGACGAACTCTCGGCCAAGGTCACGCTGAACGCCGCCAACGGCTTCGCGGGGTGCTTCGCGCTGGTGCCGCCTGGCGAGGGTGACGTGGTGACGACGCTGATCCTCGATCCATCGGCCTCGCCGGCCGTCTTTTGGTCGCTGGTCTCGACCAAGGCCAAGATCGCGCTGGATCAGATCGCCGAGGACGAACGGGCTGGGTCCATGGGCGGGTTCGGGAGGGGCAGATGATCCTTGAAACCGGCAAGGACACGTATCTACTCGACGATCTGGGTATCGTCGATGATGTTTGCGTGCGGAGAAATGGGATCGACTACGCCCTTAACCCCATCAGTTCCGGACAATGGGCCATGGTCAAGGAGAAACAGAAACCCCCTCATGACTTACGTGGGGTGCCGACGATGTTCGCGGTTCTGGATGGATCGACACTCGCTTTTTATCCGTGCCCTGACCAGGATTACGAAGCGATCGTTTCGTACTATCCGGCCATGAGGATGGTCTGACCGTGGCCGGATGGACACCCGAACTGGCCGACCGTCACAGACAGGCCTTCCTGCGGCACCTGGATTATACGTTCTGTAAGAGTAAAGATTACGGATACATCAGTCTTGGCAAGAACCTTTTGAACTCTCAAAAGATGGTGATAGATACGGTTTTCACCGGACTTGGCGAAGACAAGCACGATTTCAAGTTCCTGAAATCACGTCAGCTTGGTATTTCTACCATAACCCGCGCTATTTCTTTGTATTGGAACGGAATTTTCGAGATGACTTCGGCGTTGCTGTTCGACACGACGCAGCATCTGGACGAAGCGCGCCTCGAACTGATCGACATGCTGCAAAAGTTTCCGCCCGAATACGAGTTCCCGCGCAAGGTCCGTGACAATCGCTACTCTCTGACCCTGGCCGGCGGCTCGCGTATCAACCTGATGTCGGCGGGCGTCGGTAAAACCAAGTCCAGCGGTGGCCTTGGGTCCGGCTCCGGCATCAGCATGGTCCACCGGTCGGAACTATGCGGCTATGGCGATCCCGAGGCGCTGGAAAACTTCCGCCACACGCTGTCGCGGCTCAATCCAAACCGCCTGTTCATCGATGAATCGACCGCCCGCGGCTATGGCATCTGGCACGACATCTGGAACGAGGGGAAAGAAGACCCGGATTGCGTGTGCGTGTTCATCGGCTGGTGGGCGCATCAAAATCAGGTGATCGAGCGCGACCACCCCGACTTCAAAACCTATACCGCCGATCCGTTAACTGACGACGAGCGGAACAAGATCCGGCTGGTCAAGGAGCAATACAACCACGAGATCACGGCGGAACAACTCGCCTGGATCAGAAAGGAAATGCGCGGCACGGACGATGACGAGAACAAGTCCGACGATCCGACGCGCATCCAGAACCAGCCATGGACCGAGGCCGAGGCGTTCCAGCAGACCGGTGCGACCTTCTTCCAGTCGGAAATCCTGACCGAGCAGACCAACAAGAACGCCAACAACAAGTTCACCGCCTACTCGTTCATGCCGGGCTTCGACTTCGCCGACATGACCGTGGTGGCGACGAAGCACTGGCGGCACGGGCAACTGAAGGTGTGGGAGGAGCCGGTCGAGGACTCGGTCTATGTGGTCAGTTGCGATCCGGCCTATGGGCACTCGGACAAGTCCGACCGCTCCGCCATTCAGGTGCTGCGGTGCTTCTCGGACGGGCTGGACCAGGTGGCGGAATACGCCTGGCCCCTCATCAACACGCAGCAACTCGCCTGGGTGGTGGCCGCCATCGAGGGGTGGTACGCCGGGCAGACCTCGACCGTGTATCGCATCGTGGAGATCAACGGGCCAGGAGAGGCGACATGGCGGGAACTACAGCAACTGAAGCAGAAGATCGCCACCGGTTATTTCGGGCACCAGTTAACCGACCGGGGATTACTGTCCATTCAGGCCAACGTGAAGAACTATTTCTATACACGTTCCGACAGCCAGCATCCCGGCCACGTATGGCAGTTCAAGACTCAGAGCCAGTTGAAGGTCGCGATCATGGAACGGTTGCGCGACGTGACCTCATCGGGGCTTCTCCGCATCCGGTCCATGGCGACCTTGGAAGAAATGCGCGCCATCGCCCGCGAAGGTGATAGCATCGCCGCCGAAGGCTCCGGCAAGGACGATCGCGTGGTCAGTCTCGCCATGGGCGTGCGGTGCTGGGAAGAGCGGGCGCGGCGCAACCTGATGCAGATCAGGCGCACGCGGGAGGCCGACATCGCGCGGCGCAGGGTGAGCATGGTGGATCAGATCAAGCTGTATAACGACAACCAGCTATCGACGTTCCTGGCCGGCAAGAGCGCGGCACGGCTGGCGCAACAGCGCGCGGCGCTCAGGCAGAGAAGGTGGGGTGGGCGATGATCCGCCGTCGCTACCGCTGCCCGTCGTGTCAGAGGGTGTTCGAGTATGACCATCATCCGAGTGTTGAGGCTGATCCGGTCTCGGCTTGCCCTTATACGGGCTGTGATGCCGCCGCCAGTTCCATGGCGCCCGCTCTGGTAATGCCGCACATCGCGAAGTCCATCGGCAGGAACACCGACGCTTATTACCGTGAGATGGAGGCGGGTTCGGAGTTTCGCGCCCAGGTGGCCCAGGAGACGCACGGCCTGACGACCGAGGAAGCATCGGCCATCAAGATCACCGACATGCGGGACAACCTGAAGGAAGGCGAGATCGCGGCACCGCCCATCTCGCCGACACCGGGCGGCCTCGGCTTCATCGACGGCGGCCCGATCGCGGCTGGCCTTCAACAGTCCGTCTTCGCCGGCCACCACGTCAACGCGGGCCTCGACGCCATGATGAAGCTACGGCAAGGCCACGCGCTCACGGCGGCGCAGCGGGTCGCCGCGGGCACCGAACCGGGCAACAGCCGCGTCTTCGCCAATACCACCATGACCACCGAACTGCCCGCCAATGAGACCCAGGCACCGGGCTACAGGAGACGCCGCTGATGATGGGCAGAAAACAGATGCTCAACACCGCCATTCAAAAAGGCGAGGTTGCTGAACCGAAAACCAAAAACCCCTACAACCAACAGCAATTCGCCTTTGCATGGTGGTGGGGCCGCCGTGCTGCCCGGCATTGGCCGAGACCGGATTACCCGCCCATGGAGGCAGAGGATGTCAGAAATTCTCTGTTCTATAAAACAGAGCGGGTTTCCTGATGGCTACCCCCGCCAAGGCTGGCGACCTCAGCCTGTTGAGCGACGAGCAGGTTTACGTGGTGACGCTACTGCGCGCGGCGGAGGCCGCCACGATCAAGCCGCACCGGTCGAATGAGCCGCTGATCATGCTCGGCAACCTGCCGGTCTGCACCTGGCCCACGCTGTTCTCACTATTGGGCCGGGAAGTGCTGGTGTCCGACGACGCCACCGGCGGCTATGCGCTCGCACCGGCGTGGGCCAAGGACGCGAAGGTGAAGGTATGATGATTGGCAGGCCAGTGTTCGCACCGAAACGCACCATGCCAATGACAATGAAGATCGCGGCTGAAATAGCCAAGGTGACGGATCAGAACGGCGGCGAGGCGCCTGTTCGATATGAAGTCCCTCGGAATGTATTTCAAACGCTGTTGGATGAACGGGGGTTCATTCCAAACTTTGATAGTAGCGTGATTTGCCATGTATCGGGCGTTCTGGTCATGGTGTTTCCTGATGAGGTTGGAACCTGATGGCCCGCCCCGGCAACGTCGTCCGCCTGAAAACCCGCGGCGCCTACTCGCCGCCCGAAGCCTTGTGGGGCCTGCCTGATGATGACCAGGGCATCATCCGCATCGCGCATGAACTGATCGACATCTGCCGCTCCAACGTCGGCCAACGCTCCGCCACCTATCGCGCCTACCACGACTTCGTGGAAGCAGGGCGGTTCGACAACACGAAGAGTATGTGTAACCTGATGTTCGCGCTGCTGGACCGGCGCGCGGCCATGCTCTACTCGCCGACCGACATTCGGTTCTCGCTCGATTTCGAGAACGACTACGACAAGATCACCAAGGAGCGGGGCCGCGTGGTGACGCGCCTGCTCGGCCGGTCCTGGGAGCGCACCAACACCGACACGCAGTTCGCCCAGGGTGTGTTTGAGAGCCTGAAATACGGCGCCGCGATCTTGAAACAGTGGGTGATTCCAACCGGAGAGATAAAGCTACCGGAGTATCGTTCCGGATTGCTGATGCCGTGGCAGTTCGGCGTTTACCGGCCCGATATGGATGACCTGGACGAGCAGCCCGCCATGGTCGAAACATCCGTCATTACCTTGCCGGAAGTCTGGCGCC